CTATATTGCAATCGTCGTCCAGTCCTTCCCGCGATCGTCGTTGTAGCGATCGGTCTGCTGCTGTGACTTGTGGCCGAGCAACTTTTTAGTGTCAATTCCCTGCTCCTTATACAGACGCTCAGATAGCGACCTCTGCTCATGGAAAGTCGCCGGCGTTCCTTCCCTCCAGTCGATCCCTGCCTTATCCCGGGCCTTACTAAAATTCATTGTGAGCGTGTTCGCTTTAACCTGGGCACCTCGCCCTGCTTGCGACGTGGCCCTGAAAAAATGGACGAGGTAAGGGCTAACCGCGTAATCCCGACAGCGCGATATAACATCCCGCAAACTCCAGTTAATGGCGTTCAGGCGGAGCGATAATGGGATTGCGATTTTGCTTCCTGTTTTCTCCTGAATAATGTGTAACTGGTCATCCCAGACATCGCTAAATTTCATCCTCGAAATATCACCCAGCCGTTGGCCGGTTACCAAAGCCAGCAGCATAGCATTACCCATATATTGGTGGTTGGCGTCTGCAATCTCGAATATCCGCTGCCATTCCTCAAGGCTGAGTCGCTGCCGGGTGATTCTACGTCTGGGCTTTTTAGTGGCTGACGCAGGATCATAACCCGGGGGAACTTCACCTGCGTGTTGCGCCTCTTTAAATATATCGACCAAAACGGTTCGAATAACCTGGGCCATTCTCGCCTGGCCCGCCGCAATATATTCATCAAGAATTTGGGCGATATCGCGTACATCAACGGATGGCAACAGTTTCATACCAACTCGTTCACGCAGTAGAGCCGCTGGCTTATTTTTTTGTTTGAATGTGTTTAATTTAATGTCACCTGAAGCCAGGCGCTCTTCCTGAATTTTCCAGTATCGGTCGAGCCATGTTGAAACCGTGATCGCTTTGCCTTTGCTTGTGGCGATCCTGTCGCTTATCGCCAGAATTTGCCGGGTTCTCTGTTCTGCCAGACGCGCGTTTGCCTCAGTAGCAATCGCAATGGCCTCCACTTCATCAGTGCCCAGCGCATGGAATTTGCCGGTGATTGGATGCTTATAGCGCCAATAAACCTTGTTCACCTTCCTGCTGTAGAGAGGGTAAAGGTTCGGAACAGAGACATTGTTTTTACGTGGTCTGGCAGCCATCGTTCAAAATCCTTTGCAGCAATATGGAGTCGTTCTTCTTAAGTACCGGCGCGGCCAGTTCCCCTACCAACTCAGCATCTTCACGAACGCGCCATAAGCGGCCCTGCTTCATTGCTGGTGGAGAGAACTGGTTCTGTTTCGCATAACGTCGAAGTGTCGACACGCTTGGAGGGTTGCTTCTGTATTTTTCAGCGGCCCACTCTTCGAGAGTTAACATCTGGATCATATGCTTTACCTCATAATGGCCCAGTAAGGGGCCATTGGCTGAAATATTGTAATCAGATTGCTGTCAGGCGCTGCCAGATAGCCGATACGTATTTGACCTGGTGGCGGGCGTCGGCCAGGGCGTTATGCTGATCGCCTTCAAAAGGGATGTCGTAGCGAGCATTTAGCCCAACAGCTTTACCCAGCTCAACGACGGTTCGCACGTCCCGGTAGTTCCAGTGCGGGATCGGGAAGGGCGTGTCGGCCAACTCAAATGCTGCTTCCAGAAGAGAACAATCAAACGAACTACCATTCCCCCAGAGCTGCACATTCTTAGAACCGTTGGCTGCGTTCTCAGCGATGAAATCGAGAAGCTGCTCGAGCGCTTCCACCAGGCCGACCGTATCATCCACCACGATTGCAGATCGTGCTTCCGGCGATTGCTTGAGCCACCAGAGAATAGTGCTGGCGTCTGGCCTGGCCCCGAATGACATCGACGATTCCAGATTAATCACCTGATAATACTCAGCACCGGTCAGACCGCTGGCCGGGTCAAAGAATATGGCCCCCACTGAAACGATCGGGGCACCCGGTTTTTTGCCCATGGTTTCGAGATCCATCATCAGGTGCGTGAACATGGTTTCCGAGCTTGAGGTATCAGCCCCTAGCGCCTCCGGTTCCTCTTTCAGACCCGCTTCCATCACCGCATAGGTTGCATCGCCAACCGCGGCGCCACAGTCAGGGCAACCGCCGCCACCTTCAGTACCACAGCCAGCGCAGATGGTTACCGCTACGGCATCTGTTTGCGCAGTAGTTGCATCAGCGCTTTCGCTTGGTTGAATCGGGTTACCAGTTTTTCCTTCCGCCGGGTTAGTCTCTTCCATCTGCACATCGCTGGTGGTCTCCTCATTAATTGGTGAACGGTCATCTTTTTCTGGTTGTTTTTCGTTCATCATGCTATCGATGGTGAATACGCCACCGCCGAGGTTCGCGACCTGTGGCTGGCAGGTAGCACTTGCCCACTGAGGCAGGGCCTGCATTTCTGCTTCATCTTCACCAGCAAGTTTTTGCTCACCGGCCTCTACCCATTTCGGCAACGCGTGTTGCTGTTCGACGGCTTGAGTGTCCTCTTCCGATTTGATGGACGGCAGAGGGAGAAGCTCGGTGGCCTGGCAGAAAGCAGCCGTCATTGTCTGGTTAACGTATTCGAGATGAGCAACTGGCGTCAGGTGGATATTCTCCGGCGCGATACGCACCAGATTGAAGATGGCGGCGCGGTTGACTGCCAGAACGCCTGGCTGATTGCGCAGAATCTTGCTCCAGGATTTCCATGGCTCTTCTTTGTTCGCGACAATCTCTTTGGCGCGGCGCAAAACACTGGAAGGGATTTCAAAGTGATGGAAATCCATAGGCAACAGGGCGCAGGCGATCTCAAGATCGAGGGTGTCTAGGGTGTGGTGCGCATCAGCGCCGCGGTCAGTCACATACCCGGCGTCGGCATTGGTTCCAGCGTCTGTGCGCTGCACGAGATTAATGCGGTTACCTGCAGCCCACTCGCGCGTCAGGATCCCGCGGTCGATATATGGGGTGGCTACCCAGGCTTTAGTGAACTGTAAAAGCAACGCCAGCTCATGGCGTTTATCCATGCTGAACACTTCTTTAATCGCTTTCGTGTAGCGCCACAGGTCCTTGGTATCAAAAGCCTTAACTTCTGCGAAATTCTCTGCGGCCAGAAGCAGGTTCTGGACATACCCGTTATCCGTGTCCATTTCCATTAAGTGAAGCTCCGCGTGTTCTTTGCGGCTGATATGATGGCGCAGTTCGTCAGCTGTCAACTGAGCCAGGAGCTGTTTGCGGAATGGCATTTTACAAACGGGATAATGAGCGCCCCCGTCATCATGTTTACTGATCCTCAGGCCATGCTCAAACAAGTTCTCAGGTTCTTCTTGGACTGGAGCGGTATCAATGGTGGTTACCGCCGCGGCAGGCTGATTCGCATCACTCATGGTGCTATTCGGGGTGATGGCGGTTACGCTCTGAGATGCGGTGCCGGGGATCACGTTCCAGGTGCGCTGGTCGTCGGCCAGCTGGTAACGCTCGCACCAGGTAAAATCGACGCTGCTTTCTTTCGGCAGATCATTGAAGACCGGGAAATCAGTGCGGACCGGCTTCAGGTAATCTTTGCCGCGGCCGGTTTCGATGCCTGCATCTTCCAGCTCGACATCCAGTTGCAGCGCTGCGCGCGATTCGGTTTTGGCTGTAAACCACAGAACGCCGTCAGGTTTTCCAGATTTCTGGGTTGCCTTAATATGATAAAAAAATTCCATCTTGGAGCCTCATTTGGGTGTAAGATACCCAACAGCTGATGATTGCCGCCTTGGGTAGTGGTCATTGGTCAAAACTCGATTCCGGAAAGCTTTGGTCGGCTGACCGGGTACTTAACCCGCCTTGCGCGGGTTTTGTGCTTATTGGGCGCCGGGCTTATTCGCCAGCTGAGAGATAAGCACCCCATCAAGTGCATCAAGCACCGGGTCGAACGTGGTATTCGACGGGATCTTACTTACTGCGCGAATAACTGCAGAAACTGAGATATCACCTTGTCGCAGGCTGTAACCGCCGCCGGGGCCTCTGTGCGAGGTGACCAATTTGCTGCGGCGCAGCCGCTTGAATATTTGCTCCAGGTAGGAAACCGAGAGCTTCGCTTCTTTACTCAGTGTGGCGAGGGGCACTGGCTTGCCGCTGTAGATTCTTTCCAGAACAGCAACAGCCTGGACAAACGCCATTACACGTTTCATTCCAAATTCCATGGTCTATCCCTTCACCGGATCACGGCCGTAACCAGGGTTATCTTCAATGGCATCCTGCAGAATCTGAATCGCTTCGCCGTATGGAAGCGTCAGCGCCAGCTTGATCGCCGTGCCAAAGGTTTCCGCAACCAGTTCAAACTTCTGCGCCAGACGGTTCGCCTCCTCGGTCTGTTCCTCAACAGCCTCCATTTCAAACTGGTGCTCCTGCCAGACTTCATCCATAACGTCTTCTTCAACTTCACCGCGCAGCGCTTCTTTAACTTCAAGAACAGGCAGGATGCCAATTAACTCCTCTGCCGGTGCGCTGCTGAATCGCAATGCCAGTTCGTTCGCTGACATAAATCCTCCGGAAAAAAGGCCCGCCACGAGTGACGGGCAAAAAGAACTTTTCCAATTTAACCAGAACAGGTCTTCGTCTCCTGTTTGGTATTGATGGCGGGATTAACATCACGATGCCATGTGCACCTGGCATCAGGCTGGCAACAGCCATTGGTCGAAACTCGATTAAAAATGTAACGCTGGCTGTTGGTCGTCAGCCGATTTGTACGGATAACACTGTCCTTTCACATGCTGCTCTGCGGCAGCTGCTTCACAAACCGCCTCGGTGTTATAAACGCCGAGCATGATGTCTGAGCATTCCCCGGTGAGGGCGCAGACGGTAACGATTAAGGCAAAGAGCGAGGTCATGCGTTGAGCTCTGGATTACCTTTCTGCGCCATGAAGTAGCAGAACTTGCGGATCAGGACTTCAACGATGTTGAGGCGAATAGCCTGCTGTCTTACGGGGTTACGTGCGTAGTCGATCATGGTTATCTCCTTGTTGCCCTTTGCGTCTGGCCGACGGAACGGTAAAGCCTGCTGCGCATTAATGTTGGTCATCTCATCCGGTGTTTCATATGCCGCCGGCAGCTACTACGTGGGCGTCCTGCCTTGATGACTGAATTTGTGAAATCAGACTACAAATAAACTTGTCATCAGTCAAACTAATTATGACATATTTTATTTCAGTGATTGTTTTATGAGGGGTTTTGGGTTGGCGAGATACAAAAAAAAAGCCGCTAAAAGCGGCTTTTTTGTTCTGTCTTAGTCTTTGTTCGGCGTCGGTTCTATTTTTCTTTTGCTCAAGAACTCAGCCATAAATCTATCGAGCTCTTCGAGACGATCACTAGCCAATTGAACGAAGCGTGTTTGCTCTACCTCTGGGAGTTGATCAAACACCTCTAACAAAGCAGCCTGCTTTTCAGTTAACACAGTTTTGCTGGCTGTAGTGGCCTTAAGTTGAGCCTCTTCTTCATCAGTCATAAAAAACCAATACAGTGGTTTTCCAAGGGCTTGAGGGAATAATGCAAGCTTTTCCTTGCGAGGAAAGTTACCTGTATTGCACCAGTTACTGACTGTTTGAGAATTGACGCCAACTCTCCTGCCTAACTCAGATTGAGATATGCCAGCTTCCTCAAGAGCTCTTAATAGTCGTTCTTCGAAGTTCATATTCGGATCCAAATTAAACCTATCAGCAAGCATACAAAGTTTCTTTTCAGTTGTGACTGATTAAGTTTCTTGACATTGACAAATTATTTATCAATCATGTGATTCCTAAACTGGGAGGAACCATGAACGAAGCCATTCAACAAAAAATTATTTCTTTGTGTGGAAGTCAGTCTGAACTAGCTCGCCGCCTGGGTAAGAACTCGCAGACAGTATCAGTCTGGTTTCGTACTCAAGTTGCCAGCACTGAAGTTCTTAATGCCTGCAGGGCTCTGGACTGGCAGGTAACTCCGCACGAGTTGCGCCCTGATCTCTACCCGAACCCCACTGATGGTTTGCCTCAAAAGGAAGCCTAATCATGCAATCAGTAACGTTTGAACATCTTAACCGGCAGAACGCCGCTCCGCTGAAAACTCGGAATCAGATTGAGCATCGGCGCCGGGACTCAACGCGCCATCGCGCGATTCTGTCTGCCGTTCGTGAGTGGGAGGCAACTATCCCGGGCCAGGCGCAGGACGTTGTTACGCAGCTGGTGGCCGAGCAATGGGCCAAAGATGGCGGGCGAGGGATCACTGTGAACAAACAGAACCTTTATCGCTACCTAAAAAACGAAACCAACTCCAGCAAATACACGGGTTATGTCATGCAACTCGCAAACGCGATCAGCGTGGCAATGCCCATTGAGATCGCCAGAAAGCATGGCCTTCGACAGGGTAAAACCGATATCGAGCTGGTGGCCGATGCAATAAAAGAGACCGGCGAGCATCACCAAGCAAAGTTGCTGGGCTTGCCGAACGCGAAGCAAGCGAAGGAGGGTTTTGAAAACCTCCTTGCCAACGCTGCATTGTTACCAGGAGAACTAGCTGGCGTGATGATCGCCCACCTTCAGGCATTAGCACCACTTTTTACGTAATCGAGTTTTGACCAATGACCATACGACCCGGTACGCCGGGCAACAGGAGTAAACATGGCAGCGCTGCCCTATATGCAACTCTACATTGCTGATTACCTGGCGGACACCATGCATCTGTCTACGGAAGAGCACGGCGCTTACCTGCTGCTGATGTTCAATTACTGGCAGACAGGTAGACCCATTCCCAAAAACCGGCTGGCAAAAATAGCACGGCTGAGCAACGACCGTTGGAACGACGTTGAGCCTTCGTTAAAAGAGTTTTTTAACGACAATGGTAGCGAATGGTCGCAAGAGCGAATTGAGAGGGATCTGGAGGCAGTGAAAACTTCGCTCAGTCAGAAGTCCGCAGCAGGAAAAGCATCAGCGCAGGCGAGAAAGGCCAAAAAAGAGACTAAAAACCAACGGAATGATAACGGGTGTTCAACGGGCGTTGAAATTCCGTTGCAACAGGAGGCCAACGGAAACCCAACTAATAAAGATACAGATACAGATACAGATACAGATACAGATACAGATACAGATCTAAAAGAAAACCCAGAGAGAGAGGAGCGCGAGCAAAACAAATATTTCCCACCGTTCGGGAAATTCCCGATCACCAACGACTGGATCCCCGGAACTGATTTCGTGGGGCAGGCTGCGCTCTGGGGCATCAACCTCGGTGAACGTCCAGGTTATACCGATGTTGAGCTGCAGCAGTTCCGTGATTACTGGCAATGCGAGGGGAAGGTAAAACACCACATCCAGTGGGAGCAGACCTTTGCGTCCAGCCTGCAAACATCTCGTGCTAAAGCGGCCACTCAGGCGAAAGGCCAGCGCCGCCAGCCAGCCCTGACAGTATCGACACCTGACAATGCAATACCACCGGGATTTAGAGGGTAACGATGAAAACGACGAATGACGTTCTGGGGCGCCTTCAGCGACTGATCCCCGAGGGCATTCAGCCAAAGTTTACCAGCGCCACGGAGTTGATGGCCTGGCAGCAGGAGGAGGGGCGTAAGAGAGCGGCGGAGTTGGAAAAAGAAAATCAGCGTGCACGTTCAGAGAAGATTTTTGGCCGGTCCGGTATTTGCGATCTGCACCGCAATTGCACCTTCGCGAATTACCAAGTGAGCAACGAGGGGCAAAAGAACGCGCTGACCCTGGCAAAGAGTTATGCCCAGAACTTCGGCAGCGGGTTTGCCAGCTTTGTGTTCAGTGGTGGCTGCGGTACCGGGAAGAATCATCTGGCTGCGGCAATAGGCAATTTCCTGCTGCAGCGTGATCACTCTGTTCTTGTGGTGACCGTTCCGGACCTGATGCTGCGCGCGCGGAAATGCTATGACGAAGGCCAGTCAGAATCTGCGTTGCTGGACGATCTTTGCAAAGTGAGTCTGCTGGTGCTGGATGAGGTCGGGGTACAGCGCGAAACACGTAACGAGTGGGTATTGCTTAATCAAATTATCGATCGCCGCCTGGCGGCAATGAAACCAGTGGGGGTACTGACAAACCTGAATTTTGACGAGTTATCGAAAACCCTGGGTGAGCGGGTAATGGACCGGCTGACCATGGATAACGGGATCTGGGTGAATTTTGCCTGGGGCAGCTACCGCAAAAACGTGAGCCATTTGCGGCTTGTGAAATAACTAAACGAGTTTTGACCAATGACCAAACCATTAACCCTGAAAGACCAGGTGGCGATCTTTGTTCGCTACCAGCCGAACTGCGACATCAAGGATGTTGCTGAAGCGCTGGATATGGCCAGCACTACCGCCTGCAAACATCTTCGCGCGCTGACGGAAGAGGGCGTCATTATCCGCAACCACAACGGTACGCAGTACAGCTACACCGCAGATCCGCGCGCAGATATTCCGGACGAAGTGCTGCCTTTCATGGAGCAAAAGAGCGATCCGGTAAAAATCCTCGCCGCTGAAACGAAGGCCAAAGAGCTGGAGAGCAAAGGGCTCTGGCGCCGGGCCGCAACGGTTTATACCGACATGATGGCGATCGCCTGTAGTTCGCTCGAGGTGGCCCGCTTCGCACAGTGCCGTGAAAAGTGCCAGCGTCAGGCCAGGAGGGCGTGAAGATGGCCAGCAACAACCTCTGGACAATCATCCGCGCTATCCAGCGCAGCGGGGAGATCACCCCGCGTCAGGTTCGCCGGCTGCTGGGCTGCGACAGCAAAAAGGCCTGCCGCCTGCTGGAGCATCTCGTTTCTGCTGGTGCAGTGAAGAATATCGGCCAGCGCCGCCACCCGGTCTACGTCATGCTGCCGGGCGGGGAGACTCGCATTAAGCCAATGCCGGTGGCGCGCCAGAAACCCAGCGTTGCAGACGTTTGCCGCCAGAACTGGCAGGGCTATCAGATCCACAAAATTATCGGGAGTGCACGGGCATGAGTGAATCACTGAACAACAAAGAGCTGGTGGCCGTTGGTCATCATCTGGCGAAGGCGCTGAGCAGCGACACGCCGATCATCGACATTGCGAAGATGCTGTCGCGCCTGGCCGAACGTCTGGACTGCACCACCGCGGCGCTGCGCGAAACGCAGAAGCAGCGGGATGCGCTGGCTAGCTACCTGACGGCACGGGAACGCACGCTGACTCTGCTGGCAGGCGCAACACCGGAGAACTCATGGGAAACCATTGCCCGCCTCAAAGTGGTTATCAGTGGCGATTATCGCAGCCAGGCAGAGATTGACGCTGCTGGCATCAGCATCAAGGGGGAGTAGGGATATGGCTGATAAATGCGAGCGATGCGTAACCGGCATGATCGGCACTAAGTCTATCCTGACGGGTGAATGGGCTGCGGCCTCAGCTGACTTTGACCGGGTGATAGAGAACTGGAACGAGAAGACAAAGCGTTTTGCCATTCCGCACCCAGGATTTGCCAATAAATTCGTTTACTGCCCGCACTGCGGAAGCAAGGTTCAGGGAGGGTGAGCATGGCAGAGCAGGCTATTTTAGATATGTGCTGCGGCTCCCGCATGTTCTGGTTCGATAAGCAGGATGAGCGAGCGGTGTTCAGCGATATCCGCGCCGAGGAGCACACCCTTTGTGATGGACGCCATCTGGTCATCAGTCCGGATGTGATCGCCGACTTCCGTGCGCTGCCGTTCACTGACAACACTTTCCCTGTGGTGGTGTTCGACCCGCCACATCTTGAACGCGTCGGTGACGATGCCTGGATGGGTAAGAAATACGGGAGGCTGAACAAAGATACCTGGCGCGAAGATCTGCGCGCTGGGTTTGCTGAGGCGTTCCGGGTGCTGCGGCCAAAGGGCGTACTCATCTTCAAATGGAACGAAACTCAGATCCCGGTTAGCCAGGTTCTGGCGCTGACAGACGTTAAACCAATCATCGGCCAGCGCACCGGGAAGAAAGACAAGACCCACTGGATTTCCTTCGTGAAAGACGGTGAGCAGCAGCAAAACTCATACCCGCAACTGCAGTACGCAACAAAACGGATAGTCGAGCTGGAAAGCCTGCTGCTGGTGGATGTGGCAGAAACCGTCTGGCCTGCCGAAGTGGGCATGGTTTATGGCCAGATTGAAAACGCCGGGGATCTCCCGGCGCATCACCAGCGCCGCCTGAAGCATCACATCAACCGCATGTGGCTGGAGAAAATGCCGGTACCGGCCATCGTCAACGCGGCCCGATCGCTGGCCTGCGCAATGGGAGAATACGCGTGAGAGAAATCATCGTTGATAACTTTGCTGGCGGCGGCGGGGCGAGTACGGGTATCGAGCTGGCGATCGGCCGGAGCGTGGATATTGCCATCAATCACGACGAGAACGCCGTGGCGATGCACACCACGAACCACCCGGACACGCTGCACTACTGCGAAAGCGTGTTTGACGTAAATCCTCTGGTGGCGACCGCTGGCCGCCCGGTGGGGCTTGCGTGGTTCTCTCCTGACTGCCGCCATTTCTCGAAGGCCAAAGGCTCAAAACCGGTGGAGAAAGAGATTCGCGGTCTGGCGTGGATCGTCATTCGCTGGGCGCTGGCAGTGCGGCCGCGCGTGATGATGCTGGAGAACGTGGAGGAGTTCAAAACGTGGGGACCGCTCATCGTATCCGCTGTTGGCGGGCAGCGCCCGGACCCGGCCCGCGCTGGCGAAACCTTCGAGGCGTTCTGCGGCATGCTGTCCGGCGGTATCCCCGCCGGGCATCCGGCGCTGGTGGAGTGCTGCGAGTTCCTGGGCATTGCCGCCGACGGTGAGCAGGCGCAGCAGCTGGTTGCCGGGCTGGGCTATGTCGTAGATTACCGCGAGCTGCGCGCGTGCGACTTTGGCGCGCCGACCATCCGGAAGCGGTTCTTCATGGTGATGCGCTGCGACGGCGTGCCGGTGACCTGGCCGCAACCGACCCACGGCGACCCGAAAACGACAGCAGTGCAGGGTGGAAAGCTGGCGCCATGGCGCACAGCTGCCGAGTGTATCGACTGGTCTATCCCGGCGCAGTCCATCTTCGACCGCAAAAAGCCTCTGGCGGAGAACACGCTTAAGCGTATCGCCCGCGGCATCCAGCGCTTCGTGATTGATAGCGCATCGCCGTTTATCGTGAAGTGCAACCACACCACTACGAAGGGGAAATACGATTGCTTCCGCGGGCAGGCGCTGGCAGAGCCGCTGCAGACCATCACCAAAACGCATGGCTATGCGATCGCCACCCCAGTGATGGCTCCTCTGTTCGCTGGTACCGGTGGATCTGAATTCCAGATGAGGCCACGCCCGGTTAACAAACCGTTCTTCACTCTGCTTACGCAGAACCGGACCAATGCCATCGCGCCCGTACTGGCCCCGCTAATCGCCCGTCAGTTCGGTTCCAGTATCGGCCACCGCGCTGACGAACCGAGCGCCACGATCACTGCTGGTGGTGGCGGTAAATCGCAGCTGGTGTCCACGACCCTGATTCAGATGGGTTACGGCGAACGCCCGGGGCAGGAACCGCGCGTGCCAAGTCTGCATAAGCCGCTGGGCACGGTCGTCGCTGGTGGCGGCAAGTTCGGGATGGTGGCGGCGAATCTGGTTAAGCACTTCGGCGGGAACTACCAGGGCGCTGGCGTATCGCTGGATGAGCCAGCTCACACGGTCACCACCACCGATCATCATGGCCTGATCACATCGCACCTGGTGATGTTGCGCGGCACCTGTCGCGATGGCCGGGTGGTTGATGCGCCCGCGCCGGGGTTAACCGCGGGCGGCCTGCATGTGGGGAACGTTGAGGCCAGCCTGGCGACCGAAGGTTATGACGAGCAGCGTGCGGCGCAGGTGCTGGCCTTCCTGCGGGAGTATTGCGGGGCGGATTCTGACGGGCTGGTGACTGTGGATGGCGTGGTGTATCGCATCGTGGATATCGGCATGCGCATGCTGCAGCCAGCGGAACTGTACCGCGCCCAGGGTTTCCCGGAGTGGTACATCATCGACCGGGACTACCGCGGCGTGAAGTACGCGAAGGATAAGCAGGTAGCCCGCTGCGGTAACGCCGTGCCGCCGCCGTTCGCTGAAGCGCTGGTGCGGACAAACCTGCCGGAGATGTGCGAAGCAACAGAGAGGGCTGCTTAATGGTTTGAGGCGAGAATGAAAACGCCGGGATAATTCCCGGCGTTATATGTGAGGCTATTGGGGTTTTAAGCTGAAATCATCACTTGATAAGCAACAAACAGGCAAATACTAATAATTACAATGGCTGCAATCACATTGAAAATTATTTCACCAGTGGTGGCTGGAGGCTTCTTCCCACCATATCCAGTCCCTCCGCTGTAGCCGCCTGAATACGGAGTGCTCGGTGGTGGCGGGGTGTATGTGCTCATGTAGCTGCTCGAAGAACCATGCCTTGTTTTGGAGCGCTCATTCTCTTCGCAGTCAGGGCAATGGTTATTGGTGATAGTTCTGAAACAATTTGGGCAGGTAGCCATAGAAACACCTTTTTAAGGTAATGAAACAACAATAAAACCGTCTACTTCATATTTTTTATAGTTTTTATTTAGTTCCATGTGGTGCTTTAGCTACCGTTTTGTTGGCCTTCCTTGGGCGCGGCTATTACTTTTGCAAAAGTAATAGCTTCTTTCAATCCCCCTTTTTTTAGTGGGCACTATACCCGTCGGTCGCTGAGGCGCTGGTGCGTGCAAACCTTCCGGAGATGTGCGCAGCGCGGGAAAAAGCAGCCTAATTCATGCACAGAATGCCGCTTAACCGCGGCATCAAATAAGAGAGCTGTGGTCTGTAATTAGTAAGAGTTGGCGGCCATAAAATGACTACTCACGTCATAGCGCTTCAGTTTTTCTTCTGGTGACACAACTATAAAATAAGATTATTCTTATCCAGCTAATTTATTTAACCTTATGAGAATCATATGAATAAAATCATTTTAGGTTCAGTTATTCTTTCCTCAATGCTTCTTGGCGGATGTGCGTCTGTACCTATGGCAAGTGAAGCTGATAATACGACGGCCAAGTCATTCCCAGTCCCTGAAAGTGGCAAAGCTGGTCTCTATGTGTATAGAGATAGCTTTGTTGGAAAGGCATTAAAAAAGGATGTTTATCTTGACGGACGCTGCCTTGGTGAAACTGCCGACAAAGTCTTTTTCTATCAACAAATATCGCCCAATCAGCCACACACGCTGGGAACAGAGTCCGAGTTCTCACCGAATAATCTGACGCTCAATGCCGCACCTGGTAAGAACTACTTTGTCCGCCAGTACATCAAAATGGGTGTGTTTGTTGGTGGCGCCGGGCTTGAGCTAGTTTCTGAAAGCGAAGGGAAACGCGTCGTTTCTAAATCTGATGTTAAGTTAGCTGTGCCAGGACATTGCGATAACTGATCGGTAACAATGTTGATATCCAGTCATGATGTGGGCTGGATATCACGCGTCAGATCGGTTTGATTGTAGGGTTGAGCTTTAGCCGCCGCCTTTTCCACTTTGCCTATTGTGCGCTTGATTCATCTACCACCTCCTGCTTTCTGATCATTGCTATATGCAGTCCTGCAAACTCCGTATGAATTAGCCTGGCGCTATCCTGCCTTTCGTTTCTAACTAAATGCCGCCTTGCTGTACCCCGTTATAAGAGAGGGGAGCGGCATTTTTTTATATTTCGCCAAGCATTTTGTGCGCTTAAAACATTGATCAAATCAGCTCACAGGTATACTGTATGAATATACAGTTGATGCAGCGGAGGCAATTATGAAAGTTGAGTTAACCATTGATCGTACTAAAGAACTTCCTAAGGGCGCGGTTCCGGCACTGGAAAAAGAACTATTAAAACGACTCCAGAACCAGTTCGATGATTGCAGTCTGGTGATACGTCGCGCAGGCTCGGATGGGTTAAGTGTTTATGGCGGTGAGAAAGAGGTTAAAAAGACGGTTGAAGAAATCCTTCAGCAGACCTGGGAAAGCGCAGACGACTGGTTTTATTAATACAGCATGCAATTAGTTTCCCGGGTGGAGGGGTGCGGTGAAAGAAACAGAAGAATTACCAAAAAAGGGCTATGCGGTCATCAGATGTCACGATGGGGTTATCGTTGCACGACTGCACACATTTCCGGAATGCGAGCGAGCATTAATGTACAGACGTGGTGACGAAGTATCGTTTATGCCGCTCCAGCCCGATGAAATTGTAGGAACGCCGTCACTCTTCACGCTGATGCTGGAGCGGGCTGGTTATCGCGTTTCGCAGAATTCTGTTACACTCCCGTCATAGGCCTGAACAACCTATACCTGCTGCGCCACTGGAGAGATACCATGGCGCAAAAACCTACCAAACAAAAACTCAATCTGGTTCCTTTCGGAGTCAGCGGTTTCTTTTTGCCTGCGCACTTACAGGTGGCAGCATGAAGAAAACCAGCTTTATTCACACTCAGCTCACCACAAAAGAAGTGGGCGAACTCGAGGCCCGCTATCGAGCCAATGACGTGCGCACTGTGCGTAGCCTTGATTTCGATCTCATCCACTGGACGATCACCGCTCATCTGCCTGAGGCAAACAGAGCCCCGCGTCAGGATAAAACCTTCCAGCAAAAGCTCTGGAGGGAAGCGTGAAAATCGACAAGCGAGGACGCACTCTATCGGATCTTGCCCTATCAAACATGGGCGTTGGGGGACGTTTTATTCCCAAGCATGGGATGAAAAACACTCCGGAATATCGTGCATGGATCGATATGAAAAATAGATGCCGCAACCCAAATGTTAGCTCCTATCCAAATTATGGCGGTCGAGGGATTTCTGTCTGCCAGGAATGGCTCGATAGTTTTGTAGCTTTCTTTGAACATGTTGGTAGCCGGCCTGAAGGCTTTAGTCTCGACAGGATTGACTGTGAAGGTAATTACGAGCCTGGAAACGTTAGATGGGTATCCCGTATCAAGCAGCAAAACAACAAACGGAATAATGTGTTTGTCCTGTATAGAGGGGAAAAGATAACCGCAACCGAATATGCAAGAGCTGTGGGGATTAAGCCTGATACGGTTCATGCTCGTATTCGTAGAGGGGCTAAATTAGAAGGAGCTGTCGTATGCAAATGATTTACGACATTACTCCTGTTGCGAAGCCTCGACAAACGCGCGCCGATAAGTGGAAGAAACGCCCGGAGGTTCTCCGGTACCGCGCGTTCTGCGATCACGTTCGGCTACTGGGCGTCGAACTGCCGGAAGCCGGAGCTCACATTACGTTTATCCTCCCGATGCCACCGAGCTGGAGCAAGAAGAAGCGCCAGGAGATGGCGGGGAAACCTCACCAGCAGAAGCCCGACAAAGATAACCTGGAGAAAGCCCTGATGGATGCCATCTATGCCGATGACGCACACATCTGGGATTCACGCGTGACGAAGCGCTGGGGTGAAGTAGGGAAGATCATCATCGGGGAGATCGCCTGATGCGCGCCCTGCTTAAACCGGTTATCGCCCGGGAGCTGGGTGTTGTGCTGCTGAAACCCGGCAGCGAGCTGATGCCCATGTTCATATCAGGTCGCGTGCTGGTGGAGAGCCAGCCTGCCAGCATGGCCAGCTTTGAGACCGGTCGGGTGCCTGATTTGCGCCAGCCGCTGGCGGTGAACCCGGCGTTGCGCCCGTTCTTCCTCAACGAAAAGGTGATCACCGCTGCTGGTGGGCTGGCTGGCCTGGAATACTGGTTGCTGCACCACGGCGGCGGCACCTGCCAGTACCAGCACAGCGATTACCACTATCACGAACTGACTACCATGCGGCATGAGCCCGGCGCGATCCTTCTTTGCGGCCACTGCGACAACCGGCTGCGCGAGCAGTACACCGAACGACTGGCGGATCTGGCGCGGCAGAACGTTATCGACTGGGTGCTGGACATCGCACGGGTGGCGCTGGCGATTGATAAGACCCGCGAGATATCCCTGCCTGAGTTGTGCTGGTGGGCTGTTCGTGTCGGCGTCACCGATGCGCTGCCTGAATCCGTTGCCCGCGAGGCATTGCGCCTGCCGGCGGAGACACAAACGTACCGCGAGAGCGAGATCGTACCGTCGGTACCGGCCACCAGCATCATTGCTGAGAAAGCCCGCGCGCTATCTGCAATACCTGCAACACCTGCAGGCGCTCCACCAGCCATTAAGCCAGTTGTGGGCGTGCTTGTGGATCCTGAATCACCGCAGACCCTGATGAAACGGCCAAAGCGGACCCGCTGGGATAAACCCAAATACCTGGCATGGGTTAAGACACAGCCCTGTGAGTGCTGCGGCAGACCGTCAGATGATCCACACCATCTCATCGGCTGGGGCCAGGGAGGCATGGGAACGAAGGCGCACGACAGTCTCGTGATCCCCCTGTGCCGTCAGCACCATACCGAACTACATAACGATCCGGTGAAATTCGAGCGTAAGCACGGTACTCAGCCGGAAATGATAATCAGAGTGCTGGACCGGGCCTTTGCGCTCGGCGTTCTGGCTTAAGGAGCAGTACAGGATGACACCACGTCAACGCCGCATTCATATCGAAGGTTTGGGTAAAGCAGCTGCAGCGCCGAGAAAAAGTTACCTCGGGAAGTTCACGCCATTGAAGAGCGTCCAGTCTGCCTGGATTAAATCCTTGCTGACGGTCTGGGGCGAATGCGTCGGCGGTAAAACCCGCGCGCAATACCGTCTGGAGAACTGCAGTCTGTTCTGGTCTGAGGTCAAGCAATCAGAGTGGTCGGACAGTCAGCTATCGCGTATCACTGAGGCGCTGGGGCAGGCAAGGGAAGAGGGTTTCCGTGGCGTGCAGGCGGCGTTGCGTGCCCGGGCCATTCTGTGGCCGGTGACCCTGTCAGCGTTAATCGAAGAGAGCGAACGCCGCGATGATGCTGACTTTATCGAGCAGATCATGCTGAACTCCTTCGACCAGCGCGATCCGGTTTATGTGGTCGGCCTGCAGTTTTACACCACCCGCAAGAAGATATCCGACATCACACGGGAATTGCAGCACGTAGCCCCCTGGCTTACTGACGGAGAAGCGCGTAAGCGGGTGCGCTGGTGCCTTGAAATCTTCCAGGCGAAGGTATTTCTGGCTGTTCGCCGACAGATAGAAGCCGAGCAAAAGTGAGATGTATGTTAAATATTTTTAAGAAGGAGTTGAAAACGGGCCAGAAAAATGAATAATCCATTCATGCTTGGCAGAGCTGCGCCACGATGGCAGCGACGAAAAGCCTTTATCAAACAAATTCTGAAACCTCGCTTTGGCGGGGTTTTTTATTGCCTGCATTCCCCATCCCGTCGCTTGGGAGAGTGCTATAATGATCTTGAAACATAATTAGAGTGACGCGGGCAAACGCCCAATGTGTATACAACGGCATTTACGACCAGCATTCACTGCTGGTCTTTTTTTCCGCCATTAGCTCAACCGGAGAGAGCACGGAGCTTCTACCTCTGTGGTTCGGGGTTCGAATCCTCGATGGCGGACTATTGCATCGCTTCATTCTTAATTAAGTATTTCTCACACCAGCCCGTAACCACAATGGCTAGACTCTCCTCACAGTGAGGGAGGGAATGGCATGATAGAGGGATTTTACTGGATACAGCACAATGGCAGAGTTCAGGTTGCCTACTATACCCATGGAGAAACGGAAGATCTTGAAACGGGTAAGACCGTAATCGGTATTTGGCACCTGACGCAGGGTGATCCCATTTGTGATGACGGCGAAGCAGAAGTTCTGGAAGGTCCTCTTACACCATCATGATCTCGTCGGTCGTTCCGGGTTTGATGAAGGTGGTCGTTATTCGAATGCGTTCCCTGTAATTACAATTTAGGCGAATTTGGAATAACGCTCCTATTAACTGGCATCATCGCACTCCTGTAACCAGACTTAGTTTTCTGCTTACGACTGAAAGGAGCGAACTATGCCAGTTAACCATGCTGAATGCATCGAAGCCTGCTACAAATGCGCGGCTGCCTGTGATTATTGTGCTGCTTCATGTCTGAAAGAAGAACAAGTGGATATGATGCGTGAGTGCATAAGACTCGATATGCAGTGCGCGAATATTTGTCGGCTCGCAGCGCAATTTATGACCTTTGATAGTGAATTTGCCAGATCGCTATGCCGGGTCTGCGCAGAAGTCTGTCAGAAATGCGGTGAAGAATGTGGGAAGCACGAAGCAGAACATTGTCAGAAATGCTCTGAAGCCTGCCTTCGTTGTGCAGAAGCGTGCCGCTCGATGGCTTAATGGAGCTTTCTCCCAGTTTTCTGTTTGAGCATCGACACTTAGAATTCTGACAAATTTTTGCTATGGTTATGAGTCAGGTGAATCCCCCTATGCGGCGGGGCAATCCAGTTAACTGCTAAGTGCAGATATGCTTGCGGCTCGTATAACTGGTAACGAGTCACCGGGAGGCACCCGGCACCTGTCTTATTCTCCATTTCTGAGTTAAATATCGCCTGCTAGTAAAGCAGGCTTTTTTATATGCGCTTCGTTAGTAGTGCTATTATTTAATCGTGAACCAAGCCATAACCATTAACCGGACATCCTGACCGGCCAGTATCGCTGCTCGACACAGCTACTATTTGGATGATGGCGACGTATCACGCCTACCTACTTAAATTTCCAACTCATTTAGGCCTGCGTAAAAGCGGGCCTTTTTTTATTTCAGGTTCCCGGAACCCCCCATCAATCGTCTTGTCGTTAATTCGTCCGGAGAGCCTGATCCCTATCCACACTACACCCGCGAACCAGCGAGGTGAGAGAAATGTCCCGTATGAGCAAACTTGTCACCGGAGTCGCCCTCGGCACCTCAGGAGGAACCATCCTGAACGGCGTCCTCACAAAACTGAGTCCTGACGAATGGAGCGCCATCGGCGTACTGGCTGGTATTGCCGGGATCATCGTTACAGGGCTCATTAACTGGTACTTCAAACGCAAGGTCGCCAATGCACAGGTAAAGGCGCTTGAGAAGTATGGCCCAGCAGTCAAAGTCGGAGATGATTAAATGCCAATGACCAGTAGCCTGCGTAACAAACTCATCGCCGCTGCTGGTGGCGGTGCAATGCTGATCGCCTCGCTGTTTCTCGGTGGGCAGGATGGTGTCGAAGGGCGGAAGTATGAAGCCTATAAAGACGTCGCCGGGGTGTGGACTGTCTGCGATGGCCATACGGGCCGGGATATCGTAAGAGGGAAGAAGTATACCGATCGCGAATGTGACCAGTTGCTATGGAAAGACCTCCAGCCAGCAAAGCGAACGGTAGACAATCTGGTTAAGGTGCCGCTGGGCGAGTATCAGCGCGCCGCGCTTTACAGCTTTGTCTTTAATATTGGTTCTGACGCGTTCTCGAAGTCCACGCTTCTGCGCAAGCTGAACAAAGGTGATCACGACGGTGCGTGCGAAGAAATGCGCCGTTGGGTTTACGCTGGTGGCATGAAATGGAAAGGCCTCCAGAACCGGCGCGAGATGGAGCGCAGCATGTGCCTGGCGGAGAGCAAACATGACCTCTAAAGCCTGGCTGATAATCGGCATCGAGCTGATTTTATCCTTTCTGATTATTTATCTTCTGCTCGGTCAGGCACTTGATGAGAAGAAGCGTGCTGACGCCGCCGAGCAAAACCTGAAACTGGCAACCGCCAAAATCACCGATATGCAGGTGCGCCAGAGTGATGTTGCTGCGCTCGATGCCAAATACACTGGAGAACTGCGGGATGCAAAAGCCACTATCGATCAGCTTGAGCGCGATGTTGCTTCTGGCAAGCGTCGGCTGCAGCTCAACGCCAGATGCACCACGAACGGAACGACCACATCCTCCGGCATGGATGATGGCACCGGCCCCCGACTTACTGACTCCGCTGAACGGGATTATTTCACCCTCAGGGAGCGAATCGAAACCGTCAACAAGCAACTGAGCGGTCTGCAGGCGTATGTGCGCGAGCAGTGCCTTAACTAACGAGGAAGATATGAGCGAAGCAAAACCGCAGGATGGAAGCACCGTAAAGGGGTACCGCACGTTAACACCTGGCGACATTGAGCGTATGAACCGCCTGAAAGGAGTAAGCCGCCATTTCTGCAGCCTGCTCGATACCGAACGCGGAGAGCTGCTGGCTGTCCGTAATGGGCCAGCAATGCTGAGCACTGAGCAGGCACGTGAGATTGATGACGCTATGCGCAGCCTGTCTATTGCCCGCACTAAAATGCAGGAAGCCTGTATGTGGGCTTGTCGTGCTGTTGCCCGGCCTGACGCTGACTGTTAGCCATTCCAAAGCTCATCTGCGGATGTGCTTGATAATGGGAAAAGAAGCCCTCAAAAGAAGGGAATCCAAATTCTTTTGAGGGCATGCAAATGCATATTCGTTACACCTTGAATTTAGCAGCGTGACATTAAGTGGGTATGGGAAGTTTCCCATAAGCGAAGCTGTCAGGTTGGAGTGTTCAGCCACATCAAAAAAACAGTGAGCCACTGGGCTGGTGGTTCTCTATTGCTATCACCATGGGCAGACCCATCGTAATGGCTACAGGGGATAAATCGAAAATATACCCTATAGGGAATAAACCACAGCCTCGCTCACGCGGGGCTTTTTTATTGGAGCCAACAATATGCCTGCAGCTATCCCTCGCGCCTGTCGTAAGCGCGGGTGCTCTGGCACCACCACAGATCGTTCCGGCTACTGCGATGCGCACCGTAACGAAGGGTGGCAGCAGCACCAGCGAGGACTGAGCCGCCATCAGCGTGGCTACGGCAGCAAGTGGGATATCATCCGCGCCCGCATCCTTAAGCGTGATCGTCACATCTGCCAGCAGTGCCTGCGCAACAGCAGACCACGCCCAGCGGAAACGGTCGACCACGTTATCCCGAAAGCTCACGGCGGCACAGACGACGACAGCAATCTTGAATCGCTGTGCTGGCCATGCCATAAGCGCAAGACCGCAACGGAGAGAGCCCGATGAGCTATACACGCTGCACCTACTGCGGCTCGACGCTGCACACCGTAGCGAACTGCCCAAAGACATGGGGAGGCTCAGCCCGCCGTGCGAATCTGCGCTGCGGTTACTGCGGTCAGTCAGGCCATAACTCCAGCGCCTGCCCGCACAATGCGAGCAGCGCGCGGCGCCGTAACCTCAGTGATGACTTCCATCTCGACTGATGAAACGCAAAATGATTTCAAATGCAATCATTTGAGGTGAATGATATCTATTCTCATCAACGGGGAGGGCGGGTTAAAAGTTCAGGCCCCTGCCTGCTAAGGACCGCCGCCTAACCCTTTCTCGCATCGCCGCAGGTTAGAAAACTTTTTTATGGGGTCCCCCATCCGATGATTAATAGGAGTTTTCGATTATGTCAGGACCACCGAAAACCCCGACCCATCTGCGTCTGGTGAGGGGTAACCCATCAAAACGCCCGATCAATAGAGACGAGCCGCAACCCCCGGCAGGGGTACCCCCAACTCCGAAGCATTTCGACAAGCAGGCGAAGTATTGGTTTAAGCGAATGGCTGAAGAGCTTGATGCCGTCGGTGTCGTTTCTCAGTTGGACGCCCGTGCACTCGAACTGTTGGTCGAGGCTTACACCGAGTACCGGCATCACTGCGACACGCTGGAGATCGAGGGGTATACGTACCGGACTGAAACGCAGACCGGGGATGTGCTGATTAAGGCGCACCCGGCGGCAATCATGAAGGCTGATGCCTGGAAGCGTCTCCGCGCCATGCTGGCCGAATTCGGCATGACGCCTGCCAGCCGGTCAAAGGTCAGCACCAAAACGCCGGATGCGGTTGATCCGCTGGCTGAGTTCATGAAAGCGAGGGATTAATGGCCAAGGTTGCAGAAGGTATCCGCTACGCCGAGCGCGTCGTGGCGGGGGAGATTATTGCCTGTGAGTATGTCCGGCTGGCATGCCAGCGTTTTCTGGACGATCTGAAAAACGGCGAGGCGCGTGGGATCTTCTTCAGCGAACCCCGGGCGCAGCACATCCTGAATTTTTACAAATTTATACCCCACGTTAAGGGGGCGCAGGCCGGTCAGCCCATCGACCTGATGGACTGGCATATTTTCATTCTCATCAATATCTATGGGTTTGTGATCCCGCTGGTGAACGAGGAGACTGGCGACGTGGTGCTGCGCAACGATGGCAGCGGCCGCCCGGTGATGGTGCGGCGGTTCCGCACCGCTTACAACGAGGTGGCGCGTAAGAACGCCAAATCCACACTTTCATCTGGTGTCGGCCTGTATATGGCTGGTGCAGATGGCGAGGGCGGCGCTGAGGTTTATTCGGCGGCCACAACCCGAGACCAGGCGCGTATCGTGTTTGAAGATGCCAAGAACATGGTGAAGAAAGCGAAAGCGACACTGGGTCGCCTGTTTGAGTTCAACAAGCTGGCGATCTACCAGGAGCAGAGCGCGTCGAAGTTCGAGCCCCTTTCCAGCGACGCGAACAACCTGGACGGCCTGAACATCCACTGCGGCATTGTCGACGAGCTGCACGCCCATAAAACCCGTGACGTCTGGGACGTGCTGGAGACAGCAACCGGTGCGCGCCTGCAGTCGCTGCTGTTCGGCATTACCACCGCCGGCTTTAATAAAGAAGGCATCTGCTATGAGCTGCGCGATTATGCCATCAAGGTACTGCGCGGTTTCAACAGCGATGTGGAAGGAGCGGTTAAGGACGATACCTTCTTTGCCATCATCTACACCCTGGACGAAGGCGACGACCCTTTTGATGAAACGGTCTGGCAGAAGGCGAATCCGGGCCTCGGCATCTGCAAGCGCTGGGACGATCTGCGTCGCCTGGCGAAGAAGGCCAAAGAGCAGGTGTCCGCCCGCGTTAACTTTTTCACCAAACACATGAATATCTGGGTTACGGCGGAGTCTTCCTGGATGGACATGCTGAAGTGGGAAAAATGCGAACTCATCGCGCCGGCGCATGAACTGAAAACCTATCCGCTCTGGGTGGGGGTCGATCTGGCGAACAAAATCGATATCTGCGCCGCGGTAAAAGCCTGGCGTTCTCCCGACGGGCACGTTCACACCGACTTTAAATTCTGGCTGCCGGAAGGGCGGCTTGAGAAGTGTTCCCGGCAGATGGCCGAGCTCTACCGCAAATGGGCGGAACTGGACAAGCTCATCCTGACCGACGGGGATGTGATAGACCACGCGCAGATCAAGGAAGAACTTCAGGCGTGGGTGGCCGGTGAAAGCCTGAAAGAAATCGGTTTTGACCCGTGGAGTGCCACGCAGTTCAGCCTGGCGCTTGCCGAGGAAGGCCTGCCTCTGGTGGAGGTTCCACAGACGGTCCGCAACTTCTCCGAAGCCATGAAGGAAGTCGAGGCGCTGGTTTACGGTGGACGGCTCCATCACAGCAATCACCCGGTGATGAACTGGATGATGTCGAATGTGACGGTTCGGCCGGATCGTAATGACAATATCTTCCCCAACAAATCGACCCCGGAAGCCAAGATTGACGGCCCGGCGGCGCTGTTTACCGCAATGAGCCGTCTGCTTGTTAACGGTGGCAACGACCAGCAGGACCTGAGTGGATTCTTTGACAACCCCATCATGGTAGGTTTCTGATGAAGAAAAGTAAGCAGCCGGGCAAGGTAAAAAGCGCCTTGCTCAACTGGCTGGGCGTGCCCATCAGCCTGACTACCGGAACGTTCTGGCAGGAGTGGTATGGCACGAGCAGCAGCGGCAAGGTGGTCACGGCAGATAAGGCGATCCAACTTTCGGCCGTCTGGGCCTGCGTCCGGCTTCTGAGCGAGTCGGTGTCCACGCTGCCGGTTAAGATTTACACCCGACAGGCTGATGGCTCGCGCAAGCTGGCGCAGAACCATCCGGTATACCAGGTGCTTTGTCGCCGTCCCAATCTGGAAATGACGCCGTCGCGCTTTATGTTGATGGTGGTGGCCAGCATCTGCCTGCGCGGAAATGCCTTTGTCGAGAAGCTGTTTATCGGCAATAAGCTGGTGTCGCTGGTGCCACTGCTGCCCCAGAACATGGTGGTGAAGAGGCTTGATACCGGGCGGCTGGAATACACGTACACCGAGGATGGCAAGAAACGCGTTATTCCCGAAAAGAACCTGATGCACATCCGTGGGTTCGGCCTCGATGGTGTCTGCGGCATGATGCCGATGAGGACGGGTCGGGATGTAATCGGCTCCGCGATGGCGGTTGAAGAATCTGCTGCAAAGATTTTTGAACAGGGCCTGCAAAGCTCCGGGTTTCTCTCATCGGACAATGCGCTGGACGAAGATCAGCGGGAAAGACTTCGCGGTTATATGGCGAAGTTTACCGGTTCCAAAAACGCCGGAAAAATCATGGTGCTTGAGGGCGGCCTGAAATATCAGGGTGTCACCATGAACCCTGAAGATGCCCAGATGCTGGAAAGTCGCTCATTCAGTATTGAGGAAATTTGCCGCTGGTTCCGCGTGCCGCCGTTTATGGTCGGGCATACATCAAAGCAAAGCAGCTGGGCGTCGAGCCTCGAGGGAATGAACCTCCAGTTCCTGACCCATACGCTGCGCCCGCTGCTGGTGAATATTGAGCAGGAGATCTCCCGCTGTCTGCTTAACGGTGAAGAGGACCTCTTTGCAGAGTTCTCAGTAGAAGGGCTGTTGCGCGCAGACAGCGCTGGCCGGGCGGCGTACTACACCAGTGCGCTGCAGAACGGCTGGATGTCCCGCAATGACGTGCGCCGACTGGAGAATATGCCACCTATCGAGGGGGGCGATATTTACACGGTGCAGCTCAACCTGACGCCGCTCGAGGACCTTAAGCAGAACAGCCAGGCCGCACAGGCATTCGCGCTGCGGCAGGTCCATAACCACGTATTCCCCGATATTCCCTTCGAACAGTCACCGCTGAAAAAAGCGGCTTAGGAGCACCCATGACGATTAAGAGCCTTCCGGCTGCGCCGGAGGGGCGACCTTTTGCGCGCGAAAAACCTGATCTGCCGGCTGCGGCAATGGAGCGCTGGAACGGAGGTATCCGCGCCGCCCGGGATGGTGACAACAGCATTTCTATCTTCGACGTGATCGGCGCTGATTACTGGGGGGAGGGGGTGACGGCCAGCCGCATAGCTGGCGCGCTGCGCTCGCTCGGCGGCGCTGACGTGACGGTTAACATCAACAGCCCGGGCGGCGACATGTTCGAAGGCCTGGCGATTTACAACCTGCTGCGCGAGTACGAAGGCAGGGTAACCGTTAAGGTTCTCGGCCTGGCAGCGTCTGCTGCGTCGGTTATCGCGATGGCTGGTGACGATGTGCAGATCGGCCGCGGTGCGTTCCTGATGATCCACAACTGCTGGGTATATGCGATGGGTAACCGTCACGACCTGGCGCAGATCGCCGCGGATATGGAGCCGTTTGATAAAGCGATGAGCGATATATACCAGGCGCGCAGCGGTCTTGATGCCGACACCGTCGACAGGATGATGGACGGTGAAACCTATATCGGCGGCAGTGAAGCGGTGGAAAAGGGCTTTGCTGACAGTCTCCTCTCCGCTGATGAAATTGCTGACGACGACGACAGCCCGGCGGCGGCGCTGCGCAAACTTGATGCGCTACTTGCCAAAACCGATACGCCGCGCTCTGAGCGTCGAAAACTTCTTAAAGCCTTATCCGGCAGCAAGCCAGGCGCTGTTGCCATCCCTGAAGGTACGCCGGGCGCTACCGAAGAAATCAACCCTGACAATCTCAAACAACTTGAAGACGCCCTGGCGGCGTTCGGCTAATAAGGAAAGACCATGTCTGAAGTTAACGAATTACTGAAAAAAGTCTCCGCGAAGCTGGAAGAAGTTTCCGGCACTTTCAGCCAGAAGGCCGAGGACGCGCTGAAGGAGGCTAAAAGCTCTGGTCAGCTGTCTGCGCAGACCAAAGAGGCGGTGGATAAAATTGCCACTGAACACAATGCGCTGAACGATGCGCTGAAGTCGCTGAAATCTTCAGTAGGCGAAATTGAGCAGCAGGTAGCTCAGATGCCGCTGGCCAGCGCTGCAAAAATTATCGAGACCGTTGGTCAGACCGTTATCAGCAGTGAAGCGCTGAAAGCATTCGCGGCAAGCGTTGAAGGCGGGAAGCGCGTCAGCGTTCCGGTGAATGCTGCGCTGATTTCCACTGATGTGGCAACGGGTGTGGTTGAGCCGCAGCGCCTGCCGGGAATTGATACCGCGCCGAAGCAGCGCCTTTTCATTCGGGATCTGATTGCGCCAGGCCGCACTTCTGCGCCGGCCATCTTCTGGGTGCAGCAGACCGGATTCACCAATGCGGCGAAGGTTGTGCCTGAAGGCACCGCCAAGCCGTACAGCGATATCCAGTTCGCCACTCAGATCACCCCGGTGACCACCATCGCGCACATGTTCAAAGCGTCCAAGCAGATCCTGGACGATTTCGCTCAGCTGCAGTCCACCATTGATGCTGAGATGCGTTACGGACTGAAGTATGTGGAAGAGCAGGAAATTCTCTTTGGCGACGGTACCGGCGCGCACCTGAAAGGCATCGTGCCGCAGGCTTCAGCATACGACGCTGCCTTTACGGTTGAGCAGCAGAACGGTATTGATGATCTCCGTCTCGCGATGCTTCAGGCGCAACTGGCGCGCTTCCCTGCTTCCGGACACGTCCTGCACTTCATCGACTGGGCGAAGATTGAGCTCACCAAAGACACGCTGGGTCGCTACATTCTGGCGAACCCGGCGGCGCTGACCGGTCCTACTCTCTGGGGCCTGCCGGTTGTGGCCACTGAGGCCGCAGCATTCCAGGGCAAGTTCCTGACTGGTGCGTTTAACGCCGCGGCGCAGCTGTTCGATCGTGAAGATGCCAACGTGGTTATCTCCACCGAGAACGCCGACGACTTCGAGAAGAACATGATCTCGATTCGTTGCGAAGAGCGCCTGGCGCTGGCCGTGAAACGTCCGGAAGCGTTTATCTACGGCTCCTTTACCGCACCTGCTGCTGGTGGCGGCGCGTAAATCTTAATGGCGGCCTGAGGGCCGCTTTTCTTTTTCCTTAAAGGAGACAGCCATGAAGCTGATTGCTATCAAGCCCATCTACTTTGAAGGCAACGTGCTTACCGAAGGCACCGAGTTCGAGACGCTGGAGCAGCACGGCCGCGAGCTTGTAAACCGCGGTTACGCCGAAGAGCCCGGCGCCAGGAAGCCGGATCCGGAAAAAGACCCTGAGCCGAAAGGCAAGGGTAAAGGCAAGTAAGGGGCGCGTATGCTGACCAAAGAGCAGGTTAAGCGCCACTGCAACATTGAGCAGGATTTCACGGAAGACGATATCTGGATCGCTACCAGTATTAAGGCTGCGGCGCGGTACGTCGAAACGTGGACCCGCCGCCGGCTTTATGACACTGCCGATGATCCTGACTATCTTGCTGACCCAGATCGGTTGCTTTATGGCGAAGATATCGAAATGGCTATGCTGCTGCTTATCGGTCACTGGTACGCAAACCGTGAAGCTGTAAACGTAGGTAACGTAACTTCTGCGCTTGCGTTCTCCACCGAAGCGCTTCTTCAACCCTACCGGATATATGGCGTATGAGAGCGGGGCGACTGCGACACAGGGTTACGTTACAAAAGCCAGCATCAGGGCGCCTGCCTTCGGGGCAGCCTGCCACTGGCTGGGTGGATGTAACTTCAGTCCGCGCTGAGGTGGCGGACGTCTCCGGGCGGGAGATGATAGATGGCGGATCCGAGATAAGCAGCACCACTACCCGGATTTGGATGCGGCGCTATCCGTCCATTCCCGTATCTGCTGGCTGGAGGGTCGTTCACCTGCCGCCAACCGGTAACGGCGAGATATACGACATCAAATCGGCTATCTCTGCCGAGAACGGCACCAGGCTCGAATTGCTTTGCGAGAAGGGGGTGAAACAGTGATTTCAACGAGTCTTGATTTCTCCGGCCTGGCAGATATCGCGAAGGATCTGGAGACGCTCAGCAGGGCTGAAAATAATAAGGTCCTGCGCGATGCCACGCGTGCTGGTGCAGAAGTTCTGCGACAGGAGGTAGAAGATCGTGCGCCCGTCCTCACCGGTAAGCTGAAAAAAAACGTGGTAGTGGTAACCCAGAAAGGTCGCCGGCGCGGCGAAATCGCTTCCGGCGTGCATATCCGGGGCATTAACCCGGACACCGGCAACAGCGACAACAAAATGAAGGCCAGCAATCCGCGCAACGCTTTTTACTGGCGCTTCGTTGAGATCGGTACATCGAATATGCCAGCGCACCCCTTCGTTCGCCCGGCATTCGATACCCGGCAGGAAGAAGCTACGCAGGCAGCGCTTGCCCGCATGAATCAGGCCATTGATGAGGTGCTGGCGAAATGACAGAGGCTGACATCTATCAGCGGCTCAGTGCGCTGGCAGGCGGAAATGTTTTTCCGTATGTTGCGCCGCTGGGTACCACGGCACCGTGGGTGATTTATCTGCTCCCGGGCTCAGTCAGCGAGGATGTTTTCTGCGGACCGGCAGAAACGGCAAGCACGGTTCAGGTTGATGCCTGGGCCTCGTCGATTGATGACGCCCGGGCGCTGCGTGTTCAGGTTAAATCTGCTCTGGCCGATCTGCATCCTGTCGGACTGAACGAGATCAACGGCTACGAGCCGGACACCGGACTTTACCGGGCCACGCTTGAATTTCAGATCTGGCAATAAAGCCACCCTTCATATTAACTCTGCCGCCTCCGGGCGGCTTTTTTATATCCGGAGATCACTATGTCCTCGAATTATGAAAAATCGCAGCTGACGAAAATCCTTATTTCGTCACTGCCAACGACCAGCGACGCAATGGAAACCGCTGTCTATCTCGATCTGAGCTGCACTCTCAAAGAAGCGCAGTTCACCGGCGGGCAAAAACAGGATATTGACGTCACCACGCTATGCTCCACTGAGCAGGAGAACGTCAATGGTCTCCCGGCCCCTTCGGAGATTTCACTGTCAGGTAACTTTTACCGTAATGCTGCGCAGGATGCGTTGCGTGATGCGTATGACAACGACACGGTTTATGGCTTCCAGATCATCTTCCCGTCTGGCAATGGCTTTAAGTTCCTTGCCGAAGTTCGTCAGCACACCTGGTCTTCCGGTACTAACGGCGTAGTGGCGGCAACGTTCTCCCTGCGTCTGAAAGGGAAGCCGGTACCGATTGACCCGGCACTTAAACTGACCACTGATTTGCCCGCCGCACAATCTGTAGCGGTAGGGGCGCCGATCAGTATGGCGGTCGCCGCCGCTGGCGGTAAACTTCCCTACAGCTATGCCTGGAAGAAAGGTGGTGTCACCATCAGTGGGCAAACATCTGACACATTCAATAAATCCAGCGCTGTTTCGGGTGATGCGGGAGATTACACCTGCGTGGTCACTGATTCTTCTGCCCCGGTTAAGACAATTACATCATCAACTTGTACCCTTACCGTCAATTAATGGAGATGCCGGGTTGGCCCGGCATGCATAACAGATGTCGCAAAATCTGAAAAAATTAGCCATGGCGAAGATGTCAGGCTTTCGTCATAAGACGGTGGCGGTTCCTGAGTGGGAAGGCGTCGAAGTTGTTCTTCGTGAGCCGTCTGGCGAAGCCTGGCTGCGCTGGCAGGAAGTAGTGAAAGTCGGTGCTGACGATGAAAATGTGTCGGTATCTGAAAAGGCCCACCGTAATCTTTGCGCTGACGTGGTTCTCTTCATTGACGTCCTGTGCGACACCGATAAGCAACCGGTATTCAGCGTCGATGAAGATGAGCAGGTGCGTGAAATTTACGGCCCCGTTCATTCCCGTCTGCTGAAACAGGCGCTGGACCTCATTAATAACGCGGAAGAAGCGCGGGAAAAGTCGCAACCCCCGGCGTAAAGTTCCTGATGTCGCTTGCGCTCCGCATGGGGCGCACGCTCTCAGAGCTTCGGCAGAGCATGACGGCAAGCGAACTTCTGATGTGGATTGAGTTCGACAGGCAAAGCCCTGTTGGAGATGTTCGTGGTGATATTCAGGCCGCACAGATAGTCTCTGCCGTTTACGGTTCTCAGGGGGTAAAGGTGCCTCTGGAAGATGCAATCCTGCGCTGGGATGGTGGCGAGCAATCAGCACCAGAAGACCCCTTTGCTGGTCTTGAAGAGGCGCTAAGTGTTGCAGCTGGTTGATTAATACTGTATACCCGCCATTATAAAATTGATGGAGGGGTAAATGAGAAATATTTTAGCGGTTATCACAGCAATAGTTGTTTTGATAAGCTTTATTTTTGCATTGCGGCAGCCAATTACATTGGTGTTTTTGTTTGCTTCCTGTGCAATCCCAATCGTTTATGTGGCGAAGAATAATAAAGCCTTGGCAAAAATGCTTATTATTATAGGGTGTTTAATTTCACTGTTATTTGTTAATTCGATGGTGCCGATATTTGGCGAAAGATATCAATTTTATAAGAAAAGTAGAGATGAGCACGATAGGCTAATCCAAGAGAGATATCAGGAATTAAATAGAGAATCAGCTAGAGAATACCACCGAAATAATTAAGTAAAATATGATTGCCCGCGATAGCGGGTTTTTTTCGCCTGGAGAATGTGATGGCAACATTACGTGAATTGATTATTAAAATTTCCGCTAACTCGCAATCCTTCCAGACGGAAATTTCCCGTGCCTCGCGCATGGGGCAGGATTATTACCGTACGATGCAAAATGGCGGTCGACAGGCCGCAGCAGCATCGCGTGAAAGCGAAAGAGCATTATCCGATCTAACTGATGGATTTGCATCGGCAGGAAGGGCAGCCGCCGCCGCTACGGCAGCTTTTGCAACTGGTAAACTTGTGCAGATTGCCGACGAGTGGAACTCTGTAAACGCGCGCCTTAAGCAGGCATCATCTTCTGCTGATGATTTTGCATTCTCTCAGCGCCAGTTAATGGAAATCAGCCAGCGAACCGGCACGGCATTTTCCGATAACGCAAACCTTTTTTCACGCGCAGCAGCTTCAATGCGCGAATACGGGTATAGCTCAGATGAAGTTCTGAAAATTACCGAGGCTGTTTCAACCGGCCTCAAACTTTCAGGAGCAAACACCCAGGAAGCAAGTTCTGTTATCACACAATTCAGCCAGGCGCTGGCGCAGGGCGTTCTTCGCGGCGAAGAATTTAACGCCGTTAACGAAGCGGGTGATCGCGTGATACGAGCACTTGCCGCAGGAATGGGCGTGGCTCGCAAAGACCTGAAAAGTATGGCTGATCAGGGTCAACTAACTATTGATAAGGTTGTTCCTGCGCTTATGAGCCAGTTGGGCTCATTGCAGGGTGAATTTGCCAACATGCCGCAAACCGTGTCCGGTTCACTGCAAAAAGTTACCAACTCATTCATGGCCTGGGTTGGCGGTGTCAACCAGGCCACCGGTGCAACCGATGCGCTATCTGGCGGATTGGATAGCGTCGCGCAGACGCTAGACTCTTTTACCTCTTCAGCGGTAAGTGGTGCTTTGAGTGATGTGGCTGACAATATGTCCACTATCACAACTGCTGCCGGTGCGCTTGTTGGAGTTGGGCTGGCAAGATATTTCAGCGGAGTGGTAACAAGCGCCACGAGTGCAACAGGTGCACTGATTTCTGCTGCCAAATCAGAAGTTGCTCTTGCTGTTGCACAGGATAAAGCGGCTCAGTCTGCTGTTGCCGCCTCAAGAGCTGAAGTTTATCGGGCCCAGCAAGCTGTACAGCGTTCCCGTAGTGCAGACGTTCAGGCCGCTCAACAAGAGAAAGTCGCTGCAGCAGAAGCAAAAGTCACTGCAACCCAGACCAGGCTGACCACTGCACTTGCAACTGGCACTGCCACAGAAAAAGTCAGAGCCAGAACAGCTCTTGAACGTGCGCAGGCGGGTCTGGTGGCAGCTAAAAACGCTGATGCTCAGGCTGTTGCTGAAAGGCGCCTGGCTGCAGCCGAGGCCGCCAGAGATCGGAACCTTGCTAATCGTGTTTCCACGCAAAGCAATCTCAATAGCGTAACATCTGTTGGCACCCGCCTTATGAGCGGTGCACTTGGACTTATTGGCGGCGTGCCTGGGTTGGTGATGCTTGGAGCCGGTGCCTGGTACGCGATGTATCAAAATCAGGAGCAAGCCCGTCGATCTGCACAGGAATATGCCAGTCAAATTGATGAAATCAGAGAAAAGACTTCTCGCATGTCTTTGTCTGAAACAGATGACAACAGGGGAAGAACTGTTGGTGCCCTGGTAGAGCAAAATCGCCTGGTTGATGAGCAAGCCAAAAAGGTTGGTGAGCTGAAAATTCAAATCGACGGTTTAAATGCATCTCGCGGAAAGCCCGGCATAACCAGCGAAAACGATGCAAATATCCTGAGAGCCATAGCGATAGTTACGGATCAGCTCGCGGTTGAGGAAGGGAAATTAAATGATATGCGGGAAAAATCTCGCAATATCCAGCAAACCCTTGAGGGCATTGAAAGGCAGCGTAACGATCTGATTAAGGAACATGCCTGGCGTCAGAATGCATTGTACCAGTCGCAATTGATGATGAATGGTCAGCATGAAAGGTTTAATAGCCTTCTCGGTTTAGGCAACCAACTTCTCATGGCACGTCAGGGGCTGGCTAACGTCCCACTCAGACTGCCTCAGGCCGACCTCGACAAAAAACAAACCGATGCACTTGAAAAGAGCCGTAGGGATTTGGAGTTATCACGCCTTAAGGGTGAAGAAAAGGAGCGCTTACGGCTCAGTTATGCCGCCGACGATCTGGGATTAACCAGTGATCCACAATTCCAGACAGGCCGTCAGGAGTTGATTAATAACGGTCTGCTGGAATGGCGAAATAATGAGGCCAACAAACCTCAGAAAAAGATGCCCAAATCTGATGAGCAAAAGACATCGGAGAAACTCGAGGAGTCTTACAAGCGCCTCATCAGCCAGCAGCAGGAACAGCTCGCGCTTGCTGGCCAGAGTACGGAGCTCGCTAAAACCAAATATCAGGTAACCCAGGGTGAACTGGGGGCTTTGTCTGAAACTCAGAAGACAGAGCTTCTGCGCAACTCCGCCGCGCTTGATCATCTTAATGCTGTCGAACGCCTTAAATCCCTGAATCAAGAACTGCTGAAGCCCGAGGAGGCGCTTCTAAAGACCACTCGCGAGCGCATTAAATTGTTACGCGAAGCAGCACCTGCGACAGAACAATATCGCGAAACGATGGAGCGCATATCGAAAGCTTCGGTTCAGGACGCCCCGAAATTTGGCGGTATCGATTCATCCGTCGGCGGTGCCAGCGGTGAACTTGTTCGAGTCGCTGATGCGCAAAAAGAACTGGAAAAGTGGTACGAAACACAGCTTGAAATGCAGAAGGAGTTGCTCGATCAGAAGGAGATTAACGAGCAAACCTATGCGGATCGTGTTGCTGAAATCAACAAGACGAATGCTTCGCAATTAGAGGATATCCAGGCGGGATATACATCTGCCAGCCTGGCCATGTTCTCTGATCTTGCAGGGCAGTCGGCGCAGCTGCTGCAGGGTATCGGACAGGAAGGTAGTCTTGCCTATAAGACACTATTTATTGCCAGTAAGGCGGCAGCAATGGCGCAGGCAGTGATCAACACTGAACTTGCAGCAACCAAGGCTATGGCGGAAGGCGGGCTCATTATGGGGATCCCTGCGGCCACAGCAATCCGCGCCGTTGGTTATGCGTCAGTGGCGTTGATAGCAGGTCAGTCACTCGCTGGGATGGCACACGATGGAATTGACCGGGTTCCGGAAACAGGAACCTGGCTGCTGCAAAAAGGAGAGCGAGTGGTTACCGCCAGCACTTCGGCCAAGCTTGATGCGACCCTGGAGAGGGTGCAACAGTCCAGGCAGGCCAACGCCGGTGGCACTTTCAACATTCAGAACTCATTTACCGGAAAACCTGATGATGCAACGCTTGAGGCAATCGACCAGCGAAACCGTCAACTGGTGGTTTCGATTCGCAAAGAAATGGCCGCTCAGGTTGTTAAACCCGACAATGATTTCGGTCGGGCCCTGAAGTCCGTCTACCCGAACAGGAGGCAAGGATAATGTCTGATTTGGCCTCATATCCACATGGTTACCTGCCGATGCCACTACAGGACGGATATGGGTTTAAGCCTATAAGCCCGCTACAGCGTACACAAGCAACGGCAGGCCGCGCGCGACAGCGTAGGAAATACACTTCAACGCCAACGATAGCGACTGTGAACTGGATTTTTCCAAAGCATAATCAAGCGCAGCTATTTGAATCTTGGTACCGAGACGTGCTAGCCGATGGTGCCGCATGGTTTTTGATGAAGTTGCAAACACCGCTTGGCTGCCAGCAAACCTATAAATGCCGGTTCACTGATATCTATGAAGGCCCGACGTTAGTTTCGCCAAAATACTGGCGCTACAGCGCGCAGCTTGAATTGTGGGATCGACCTCTGCTACCGCCTGGTTGGGGATTCTTCCCTGAGTTGGTGGCCGGATCTGACATAATCGATTTTGCGTTAAATGAGGAGTGGCCAGAAGCATGACCAGTTCCGTGCTGAACCGACTTTATGCCTCCTCTGGCGAAGAGGTCATACTTGATACCCTGCAGATTAATGTTGGCGGCCAGAGCTACTGGCTGACCCGCGGATGGGATGATATTACTGTTACTCTTGAAACCGGAGCGCAGGCCACTTTCACCGGCTCTGCCATTGATGTAGCGCTGCCGGCCCGCAATTCCGATGGAACTCAGGATCTCAAGTTCGCCATCAGCAATATCGATGGTGTGGTATCGACTGCAATCCGTAATGCACTCGACAACCTCAGCAATGCCTCTTTGACCTTTCGACGTTATATTTCCACCGATTTGTCGGCACCTGCCTCTCCGCCATTCACCCTGGCGATTAAAGAGGGCTCATGGACCGCAACGGAAGTGCAAATCACCGCCGGCTACATGAACATCCTCGATACGGCGTGGCCCAGATTTCGCTATACGCTCCCACTATTCCCCGGACTACGTTACCTGCAATAGGGAATCACCATGTTCAATCCTGATAAATACCGTTCTGTCGAGTGGCAGAAGGGCGGGCGCGCTTACCCCGCGCTGGACTGCTTTGGCATCGTCAATGAAATCAGGCGCGATCTTGGCCTGACGCCGTGGCCTGATTTCGCCGGAGTGACGAAGGATGATAACGGCCTCGATCGGGAAGCGCGCGGGCTGATGGCTGGCCTGTCGCGATGTGAACCGGCTCCGGGCGCGGGTATCGCCTGTTATTCCGGCTCAGTAGTGACACACGTTGCCATCGTTGTCGAGATTAATGGCCAGCTGCGCGCCGCAGAGTGCAATCCCCGCACTAACGTAACCTTTTTGCCGCTGGCGCGGTTTGTGCGCCGCTTTGTCCGCGTGGAGTATTACCAGTGACGATCCGAATCTATCCCTCCCGGTTGCCGGGCGAACCGCTGGAAAAGCACGAACACGAAACGATGACCCTCAGCGTCTGGTTTACGCAGAACGTGAAGGACTGGAAGCCGGATCAGCAGCACCCGGTTGCGGTTGAAATCGACGGTGTTCCCGTCCCGGCGTCAGAGTGGCCACTGTGCGTTATCAAGCGGGAAACAGACGTAAGGATGTATCCAGTGCCCTACGGAACGGGGGCAGAGATCGCATTGTGGGTCGCTGTCAGCGTAGCTGTTGCCTCAGCTGCATACAGCCTCTACATGATGAGCACCATGTCTCAGGCTGGCGGCGGTGCCCAGGCGGCCAGCGGCGACCAGATTGACCTCAACACGGCCAAGGCCAACGCGGCGAAACTGGGTGACCCCATCCGGGAAATTTTCGGCAAATATCGCGTCTGGCCTGATTATGTCGTGCAGCCGGTGAGCCGGTTCGTCAACGAGACCAGCATGGAAACCAGCATGTTCCTGTGCGTGGGTGTCGGCGACATGGTGATTAACCAGTCCGATATCCGGATCGGCAATACGCCAATCTCCGCGTTCGGTACCGACGTGCGTTACACCCTCTACCCGCCCGGCGCCACGGTGTCCGGCGACACGCGCACTGAAAACTGGTTCAACTCACCAGAGGTCGGCAATACCGGTTCCGGTACCGCCGGGCTGGATCTGGGCTCAAGCGGCCCCGAGACGGTCAGTATTATCGCGGATGCGCTTGTGATGTCAGGGAACTCCATTACTCTGGTGGATGTATCAGCATCTGGCGGCGATGAAGAGATCCCACCGTCGTGGACGGTGGGAACGGTGATCACCGTGCTGGCACCTAACTCTTATACGGTCGTGTCGTCAGGTGGTTACAGCGTGATTTATGGTGGAGTTGAGGAACTGGCACCAGTGGTCGGCATGCCGGTGTCCCTGGACTATAACGGCAACGAATACGACCTGGTGATCGCCAGTTACGCCCCGGGCATCCCGCCAGTACCAGGGGTGGGTGGCAGCGCCGCCAGCATCACCGCTAACGCCGCGCCGACGACCTACGATTTCAGCAGCACGCCTGTGACGTTCAGCATCAGCTGGCAGGGCACGACTTACCCGGTATCACTGGTCACCAACTACGTCACCATGTCAGGCCTGGTTTCCTCGATCACCTCCCAGCTGGCAGGCTCTGGCCTGGTCGCGCGCGATAACAGTGGGCGGCTTGAAATCGGCGAGGCCAGCAGCCCTTATGCCGGCGGGTCCATCACTAACAGTCCGTTACCGGTTGCTGCGTTTGGTGATACCCCGGTTAATACGGCAGGCGTGAAATCAACTGGCGGCACGGCGGAAGTCAGGGCGCACATTACCCTGGCCTACAACAGCGCCACTGGCACGCCATTCACCGGTCTGCCGGAGGGCATTCAGCGCTTCTCGCTGGGTTTAGCTGGCAATCAGTTCCGGATCACCGATGTGGACAGCCAGACGGTCACGGTTGAGAGGCTTACAGTCACTACCGGCCCGGGCGGTGAGACCATCACCACGCCGGATCCATCGTGGCCTGGCTTCACTGAGCGCACGCTGCTGGATGCGACCGTGACGGGTGTCAGCGACGATTACGAATGGGTTGGCCCGTTCCTGGCCTGCCCCGACGGTGAAACCCTGGACGCATTCGAGGTAAACATCAACTTCCAGAGTGGACTGGTGCGTTATACCGATAAAGGTAACAAGCGCTCCATGCCCGTGCGCCTGGTGATCCAGTATCGCAAAGTTGGAACCACCGCATGGCAGCAGCAGTCTCCGTTCTATTCACGCAGCACCGAGAACCAGATTGGTTTTACTCATCGCTACAGTGTATCGCCGGGGCAATATGAGATTCGGATGCGTCGTACAGAACCGGTTAAGGGTGGCAGCACACGCGACCAGGTATTCTGGCAGGCGCTGCGCTCCCGGCTGAGCAAACGCCCCACGAAGTACGACGGCGTCACCACCATGGCGCTGACCGTGCGCACAGGTAACCGCCTGGCGGCCATGTCTGATCGACGGATAAGCGTCACGCCTACCCGGATTTACAGTGGTGGCAGAACGGCGCGGAGCATCAGCGGGGCGCTTTACCATGTGCTCGAATCGCTGGGGTTCACGGCCAGCCAGATTGATACGGCGGCGATTGACTCGCTGGAGCAAGCTTACTGGACGCCCCGCAGTGAGAAGTTCGACTGGGCGAGCGGTGAGAGCAAATCAGCCCTCGAAGTGCTGCAGAAGATCACTAACGCAGGGATGGGGTATTTCCTGCTGTCTGACGGGCTGGCGTCTGCCGGCAGGGAAGGGGTTAAACCCTGGGTAGGCATGATCACCCCACAGGAAACCACCGAGGAGCTGCAGACCGCGTTTAAGGCCCCGTCACAGGACGATTACGACGGCGTGGACGTGACCTATATCAACGGCACCACCTGGGCAGAGGAAACCGTGCAGTGCCGCCAGCCTGGCAACCCAACGCCGTTGAAAATCGAGAGCTACACGCTGGATGGTGTTCTGGATGAAGACCGCGCCTACCGCATCGGCATGCGCCGGTTGCTGGGCTACCAGCTGCAGCGCCTGCAGCACACCACCTCAACTGAAATGGATGCGCTCTGCTATGAGTTCATGGATCGTATTTTACTGGCTGACGATATCCCTGGCGGTCAGCAGCTGAGCTGCCTGATTACCGATATGAAGTATGACAGCAGCAAAATCACCATGACGCTCAGTGAGGCACCGGACTGGTCGTTCCAAAGCCCACGCGTGATTCTCCGCCACCAGGACGGCAGGGCATCAGCCATGGTGGTGCCGACACGCATTGACGACTTCACCATTTCGGTGCCGTACAGCGCCGCGCTGGAGCCTGAACTGTGGGCAATGAACGATGCGTACATTGAGCCGCCGCGCCTGCTGTTCTGCTCATCAGTTCGTATGCCGTATGACGCGCTGGTGGGTGAGATTACTCCGGGCAATGACGGGATCAGCCAGGTAACGGCCATTCAGTATCACCCCGGCAAATATGCCTACGACGACGCCACCTATCCCGGCGACGCCGCTTAACAGTAAATCAAAATTATCTGACCCGCTTCGGCGGGTTTTTTTATGCCCGGAGCGAGCATGAATATAAATGGCACTAATAATCCCATAGGGTCCACTGACCCACGCGATCTTTTTGTTAACGCACAGCATCTTGATTTCGCTTTAAACAGCGTAACAGAGGCAATATGGCAGGATCGATTTGGTAAATCCCGTTACACATTTTATGGGCTGGAGAAACTAGCGGCCGCGGCAATCGCTGCATTTGGTTATATCACCATTGATTCCTTTCAGGCCGGCGCAAAAATAATTGTACCAAATCAGATTTTGCGCGATTTAACCACGCTGGAATATTACCGCTGGGACGGAGTAATTCCTCCTGGTGGAAAGATTGTTCCCCCGGGCTCTACCCCTGTACCTCAGGGGAGTGGTGGTTGGGTAAGTGTAGGTGATGGAGCTTTAAGAAGTGGACTGGCAAGTCCTGGTGGCGCTTCGATGTTAGGTGCCGGTGCAGGTAAAACGCAGGCTCAACTCAATGCTGAGCTGTCCAGCCAGATTGCACTGGCTACGGGAAATGGAACGGTCACCGATTTTGGGTACTGGGGCTTATCGGCTAACAACACAACGCCCGCAGCGGGTGAGTTCTCATGCCCTACGGGCTATCTGGCGACATCAACATCCGTAACTTTCCATCAGACGGATAAAAATGGCCGCGATCTGGATGGCATCATTGCGCTACTGCAGCCCGGAAGTAATCTGCTGGCCTATGGAAAAATTAACAGCGCCAAACGCACTGTAATGAAGGTGGTATCAGTCACCACAACCTCTACCAGTGTGACAGTGACCTACTCCATTATTTCTCACGCAGGTGCCAACGTTTCTGTTGGAGAGGAATACAAGTTTATCTTCGCCATTCCGGCTTCTGCTGCTGGTTATGTTCCGCAGGCACCAATCACTGATGGTCCTTACGTGCAGAAAGGCGGGCTGTGGGAAAAAATTAAGAGCTATGAACTCGGACGCGCGATGTTCACCGTCACCGGATCATCGTTCTCCTATAAAAAGAACCCGGATAACTCACTGCTGGTGTCCTGGACACAGTTACGACTGTATAGCGGCCTTCCCGGGGTAACGGGAGTGCAGGACGCAACGAACGTGTCCGTTCCTGTGGGGCAGGCTCTTTATATTGACCTGGACGGCACCCTTCCGTATGCGGTCCAGTCGGCCGCGATAGATTCTGTCGTGGTCAACGCGGTATATGGCCGGCTGATTATTCTCGTGGGTAATTACCAGGCTGGTTTTGCCTTTGGTGTACTGGCTCAGCGACTTCTCACGGCCAGTAACAATAAAAACACCAGGCGTGTTGTGTCGGGGACCATCACCTCCTCTACATTGTCAGGTGCAAATTACACAATCACTACCGGGATCGGTCGTTCGTTTATAGAGCAAAACAACGGCTCTCATGAATATGAGATTGCCCCCGTGACGGATGTGGAGGTTGCACCAGGGCAAGGTCTGGTTGTTGATTTCACCAATGGCAGTAAGAACAGCAGCAATCAGTACATTCCCGTGGTTGAGGCCATCGCATCCAACGCTACAGCGGGATGGATGTCAGCGGACAAATACATTCTGTTTGGCACGACCGGAAAAAGTGGCGCTACCTTCGGGGCTTACCGCTTCGCATCAGCTGGCGGTGCAGTCGCAGATGATACCAAAATCGTCATTCAGCGGTCTTCGGCCACATTCATGAACATCATCATGAAAACCACGCAGAACGGGTCTGATAAATACATCCGTTACCATATGGATCGTCGTGAAAATCTCGATACCCGTTCAGATGTCTGGCGCATCAATACGGTTCACGAGGTGATCAGGGCTTTTGGTGAGTTTGGTTTCGCAACTGGCACTGAAATCTGTTCGTCTGGTGAGTTTGAGTGCGCCATCATGGAGACAGGGAAAACTGACTACATGGGTGGCTGGCGGCATGGTGATGACCAGGCTGTGCTCGTCACAATGTTTGCTGACGGCAGGGTACTTGACCCAGCTTATGTAGGTAATTTTAAATGCAGCCGGTTTGAGGTTATTCAGAAGTCAGAATTGCTTGAAGTCGATAACCCGGTTAGAAATGTTCGTGCTACGGCTTACCGGCGCTGGGTGTTTGAAGACGGGAAGATGGAGTTGTTCAGCCATGTTGTGTTCGCTGCAGCGATCAACCTGAAGATAGCTTTCTTTAACATGTTCCCGATTCACCGCCTTGCCCCGGACAACACCACGCTCGTGACGGGCACAGCATATCGCAGCCCGCTGTATGAGCCTGAGGATATAAGCGCTGTCGGATTCCCTATCACCTATACCAAATCCAACATCATTAAATACAGCGGTCCGAACGGCTGGGGCGCTGAGGTGGAGGTGGTTGATGGGTGGGATAAGCCAAACAGGAATACGTGGATCCAGAACGCTGACGAATATAACAAAGGGTATTTCGACTATACGGGAGAAAACTATTCCGTAGCAGTAGGTGACTCTTTAAGCGGGAGGGCTGTTTACCGAATCTTCGACGCCAACTAACCATCCAGTGAAGAGTATTGATAGGTGTCATCGCATTGATCTGCCCCTCCTTTAAAACTACTGTATAAATACACAGTAAAATAAGAAGGAGGGTTTATGCCACGCAGAATCGATATTGAGGGCGCTTTTCACACAGCCATTAAAGACGAGCCGAACGGTCGCCGCACGGTGACTACTGAGGATTTCGTTAAGCACCTGGCCCGCACTAACTGGCATTGGTCGCTTAAAGAGGCGAACGACTGGATCGAGAGCAACGTTACGACCTTTAAAGACATTTCGCCTAACGAGGGCCAAGCTCGCACTTTCATGCTCTACAACCCTAACGGAGGGCTGTGACATGGGCTTTCCTTCACCGGCAACGGACTATGTCGAGCGGCGCTTAACGCCGGAGCTGATCTGCGGCGTTGGAATCGACACTCGTATAATGGAAACGTCGTGCGGCTTTGCCGTTATCGAGCCTGTTACGCGGTTGGTCCAAGGTCAGGTTCTGCTGATCCTCAGTGGCGGACAGACCCAATTTGCACGGTTTCTGGGAAAAGCGTTAATCACGGAGGACGGCGAGGCGATCGAGGGCGCGGCGGCCGAAGAAGTCGAGGTCATGGGCAGGGTGACGTACTTCATCAACAGCGCCTATGCAGATGACATTCCGGTGTGACAAGTGACGCGCAGCAGCTGCTTGAGCGAGACACGCTGCCAATAAAAAAGCCCGCATCAGCGGGCTTCTTATCACTCGGGAGCCGCGGCTCCTTTGCGTATCCTTTTTTGTCCCCTCACCGTCTGGTCGGTGTCCTGCTGAGACTGCTAACTTCCTGTTATTGCTAGTGATGTCCTATCACAGTCCAATCATGATTGGTGGAGCTGGCGGGAGTTGAACATGCCGTCAAATCGCGAGAAGAACAGTTCAAGCTCTATAAAGATTATCCCACCATTTATTTAGAATTGAATGCGCCATATGGACAAAAATGTTAAGAGTAATTGGTGCTTCTTTTGGTGTCCAAGTTGCCCCGAGGGTTGAAGTTGCCAGCGACGTGATAGCTTGTTCAGCTATGCCAAAATGCTTATCTGGTGTACAACACATTGGGTAGGGAAAAGGTTGACCAGTGTGTAGTGCAAGAGAGCGTAATTCATAAATTTTATTGAAAATGTTTCTAAGGTTCCTTTTCTTCCAATCAATTTTTCCATGTTCGGGTCTATCATTAGGTTCATCAGGAAGAAATTGTACGCAGAAGTCACGGAATTTTTTTGCAGCACCTAATGTGCTCGAAAATTCCTCGGCGATAAGAGGAATGAGATCGCGATAAGCATCTGACTCTAACGTAGACATAAGCTCTGGTTTAGCTTCTTTAAGTTTCTGAATATTAGTGCTTTTGCTTTGATCCCATTGTTGGGCGGCAGTTTCCAATGCTGAAACTAAAAGTAACCATGAGAGGTTTGGTGAGGACTCGCAAATCCAAAGGCTATCTTGAAAACTTCTTGCTGCTTTTATCAGATAATTAAAATCCATTTCGTTCAAATTATGTATTGTATTTATTTTATCAAGATTTGAAATGGCTATTCTTTTTCTACATGATGGAACAACTAGTGACTTGCCATTAGATAGTATTGGTGGTGGCGGGTTTGTTTCTGATCTGGGTTGCCCATAGGTGGGAGAATGACAATTAAAATCACGAGATATAGAGCCAGCATGAGCTCTAATACCTAGTTTAAGACTGATAAGTGCCCCAATTTCATCTGTAAACCATCCCCCATGGAAATCTGAAGTATGTGGTTCTGTACCAGAGAATATAGTTTTATTTATGTCAACAGCCCAGTCGACTCTGACGGTCAGGGTCGGTGCAATGGTATCTTGAGAAAACGCTAACATATTAAGGAAGGAGTATCCTTGCTCTGTCAGAACTTGGTCCGAGAACCTACTGTCAGAGTAGATTAGAAATTCTACAATTGATAATTTAGGGGATCCTTCCGCGAGTAGCTTTAGATTTCGAAATGACAGTAAGCTGGCACGCATGACAAGACTTTCTGAACCACTAACATTTGTCTGTGTGATGCTATCACTTTCCATGAATATTGCCCCAATTAGTAGGAAATAAGGTTATCAAAACTCTGAGACAACTATACAAAAGCAATCACTTACATAAAAGTTAAAAACCACGTTTTCATATCTTATTTTTCATTTTTTTTGTTTTAAAACAAATGGTTAGTTCAATTCCTTGCATCTACTGCTGCGTCACATGGAATGGTTCGAAGCCGCAGACCTGATCGTTAAAGGTATGGAAGGCGCGATTAACGCCAAAACCGTAACTTACGATTTCGAACGTCTGATGGAAGGCGCTAAACTGCTGAAATGTTCAGAGTTTGGTGACGCGATCATCGCGAACATGTAA